AGTGAAATTAATACAATCCGTTTTTACAAAAGAAAAACGGAAGTTACTATGATTAGATAAAAGAATTATAAAATGGTGTATGCTATTTCTATTTCGCAAGAAGGAATCATTGGCGAAATACAAATTCCATCTAAAACCACAGATGTTCTAGAATGGATACGTAAAAAGTATAAGAACCCTAGATACCAATTTCAAGGTAATATTGCGCATCCTCTGAAAGAAAACTTTCAATTAAATTTATTTGCAGCAGTTGCTGACGAAGATGATGCAATTAATCAACATCTTCTACCAAATCCGTTTGATGAAGAATCGTATACCGCTCATATTGTGATTCTCATGTCAGAAGATGATGAGGAAAAATATAAGCCAACTGCATCTGAATATACAAATTTGCGCTCTGACGATTATTCTCTTCTATATGAAGAGTGGAATTTTGCTAATGTAGATGATGAAGAAGATGAGGATGTTGAACGCGAAGAAGATGAAGAAGAAGAAATTGAAGAAGCACCAACTGTTGAAGAAGATATATCTACAAAGCAGATATATCCTATTCGTCTAATTCAAACAAAGTCAAAAAATGTATTTGTAGAATGCGCAATTCGTGACGTAGTTTTGAAAAACTTCCAAGAACTTATTGGTAACGAAGATATTGTAAAAGAACTTGAAGATTCGATTCTACATGCAGTAAGTGATGAGTCAATTAAGGAAGGTATTGAAGTTGATTGGGGCAATCGTATTTTCTGGAACATGTATCGAAATCGAGCAATCTCTCTGTTTGAAAACTTGCGCGGTAAGGATAGTTATGTTCAAAATTCTGAAAATTGGCTAGAGAAACTTAAAAATAGTGAAATTAGTCCTCGTAGTTTTGTACAGCTAAATTCAGCTGAACTATGTCCAGCTCGTTGGAAGGATGTAGTTAACAGAGTTATCGAGAGTGAAAAGAAACTGTACTCGAAGAGTGAAAGTGCTTCTATTATGATGTGGTGTTCTGGTTGTAAGAAGAAGACTAAGTGTGATTACTATCAGATGCAGACTCGTTCGGCAGATGAGCCGATGACAACGTTTGTGACGTGTCTTGAGTGTGATCGCCAGTGGAAGTTTTAATCTCTTTCAAATGAAAACGAGGACTTAGTTCTTCACGGTATACATGAATAGGATCTAATCCATTTGTAATTTCCGGTTTTGTAATGTTGGGAGTTGTTGTATAAAATTTTTGACGAAATAGCTCAATTACGGGATCTGGTATTTGAGGACTTGTTTCCATTAATCTATCCAACTGATCTCTCATAATTTTTAACATATCTTTTGCTGCCATACGTTCTGTTCTTGGTAGTGAAAGTTCAATCATAATGAAACGATGTATTTTTGAATATGTCATAGCTGCAGATTTATGTGCTTCAGATCTTTTTCCCCAACCAAAATAACTAGATACTGTATTTAGAACACCAACAGTCAGCGATAAACAACCAATTGCAAGACTAGCTGTATTTACTAATCCTGGAAATATTGTTGACGAACCAATTGATGCTGATCCCGATAGAGTAGAAAGCAAAATGGTTGGAAGTGTTATATATGTATCCATGCGTGTATAACGTTTTTGTGAATTATTATGAAGCCATGCGTAACATAAAGCTCTTTCACCTTCTTGCGAAAGAATTAACTCAAGTTGAGAATTCCAGGACACAGATGCAGGTGTTTCGTCCATATTTTAAACGCATGAATTTTCATAGTATCAACAGTAAATATATAAATGGACGAAGTTCGCCAGACGATTAAAGATTGGATTTCTCTAGATGACGAAGAGCGTAAACTACGTCAGCAAATTAAGGAAATTCATAAGAAAAAAGCAGATAACTCAAAGGCTATTCTAGAATTTATGAAAGCAAATGAAGTAGATAACTTTGCTATTGAAGGAAATGGTGTTGGCAACATTAGCCGTTCTGTTCGCACGTCTCGTCCTCCGCTAAAAAGATCTCAAATTCGTACTCAACTTCTTCTACAGTTTGCTGATCAGCCTCAGCGTGTAGCTGAAGCTCTTCGTGCAATCGAAGGCATTCCGGAAGGCGATGATATGTCAGTTGGTGGAACTCAGCGTGAACTACTTGTCAGGCGTATTCCTCGTGTAAAGAATACAGTTGTTCTAAACAATCAGTAGAGCATCTTTTGCTGCTAATTGTTCTGCTTGTTTCTTAGTAGGCGCTGTTCCAACACCAATATGATTTCCATCCTTATCTAGAGCAGCCATTGTGTATGAATTTGTTGACGATGAAACAATAGCATAAGTAGGTGTGTGATGAAACTTTGATTGATACATTTTTTGTAACTGTTCTTTAAAGTTTCGGTTGTTTCTCAAAATTTCGGGAATATCAATATACATTTCAATCAATGAAACTACAAATGTTGAAACGATTTGAAAGTCATTTTTTGAATCTAACCAAAGTGCTCCAATGAATGCTTCTAAAATATCAGACAACTTTTTTGTATTTATACGCCCACCACAGTTTTCTTCATTGTGTCTTGATATGATGTAAAATCTATCAAGACCCAACTTTTGACTCAGCTCACCAAGTTTTTCATTACAAACAATCTCCTTCTTTAGATCTGTAAGAAATCCTTCATTCTCATCTGGATACCGTTTGAATAAGTAAGTTGAAACTGCTGCTCCCAAAATTGTATCTCCCAAGTGTTCCAAGCGTTCATATGATTCGTCGAACAAATTTAGACAACTTCTAGGACACTCTGCCAAATCAGTTTCTTCTCCAGTTGGCGTTGTATATTTTGGTTTCTTCACATACGATGAGTGGATCATTGCAGTTTGAAACAAACTTCCATTCTTAACAGTAAATTCTGTTCTATGATTAGACAGAATTAACTGAATGTCTTTTTTTGAAAAGAGTCTGTTGTTTGAGTTGTATGGATTATACAGCATACTTATTTAGAACCCTTATGCTTTCTGCGTCGCGTGGTCCGTTTTTTACGACCACCTGTAGGTTGAACAGGAGCAAGATGGGGTTCAACCTTATTAGCTATCTTTCTAAAATTATCAGATAGTATTTGATACTTGAGAGTATTAGCAGTCTTTAATTCATTAAGAACTTTAATCAACCCTTCCGATGTTTTATCACTAAATTCTCCAATAAAAAGATCAGCTTTGTCAGATTGTTTGAGTAAAAAATCATAAAGTTTGTCGATAGCTACTTCGGCTATTGCACTTACTGCCATTATTATATGATATGTTTTTACTCTGCAACCGTTCGAGTAATAGCAAACTCATCTGCTACTAGAGTCTCCTTCTTTTTAGTAAGAATGTAATTGAAACAATCAGTTGAATTTGAGTTCTTAGTTGAATCAAAGTACGCTATAAGAAGTGCGTTTAGTTCTTTCTGTGAAATAGACCAAGGCTTGTTCCAAGTTTGAGGACGCTGAATACGAATAATTGATCCGTCTTCCTGGTTCTTTAGCTTGTCAAAATTCTTGAACTCATCTTGCTTTAGGATTTCAACCATCTGAGTTTCTACATTCTTACGAGCATCGCGTAGTTCATATACACGAGAGTTGAGACCACGTAGTTCATTGTCATATGCAGTGTAACTACGAATTAGTTGACGAAGAGTATTTACAGTGGACTCCATTTTTACTGTTCATAATTTGTTGAGAACATAATCCGTTTTGAAGATAAGGATGTCATTTAGCGAAGATGAAATTGAAAACTTGAGAAATGTGTACAATAAGGAACACTCAACTGAACAACCTATTCCAAAAAGTGACAGTGTAAAAATATGGAACGAGTTAAAGAAACGTTTCCATAGTCACTGTAGAACAGATACAGCGGAATGTATTATTACATCAATGATGGCAAAGCCTCGTGCTCCTAACTCATGGGTAACAAATCCGGAACAATGGTTATCATCAGATGAGATTGAAGCACTTGAAAAGCAGTATATGAGACTATTTTCAAATTATTCATTTGTAGGAGCATTTCCTATTGATTTTGATAAACGAAGCAAAACTGGCGAGTGTTTAGTTAGTTCACTTTGTTCTATGGATATTCAATCACTATATAAGCAAGGTAAAACTCAAATTGGTATTATTTTTAATACCGATGTGAGCACAGGACCCGGACAACATTGGATAGCACTATTTTGCGATATTCGACCTGAATTGGAGTTTCCGCGTATTACATTTTTTGACTCGTATGCACAGAAGCCAGAGAATGAAATAAAAGTACTAATGAAGCGATGGAAAGATCAATGGGATGCAACAAAAATACACTCAAAGCCCATGACTATGAGTTATAACAAAACACGCCACCAGTATGAAGATTCAGAATGTGGAATGTATTGCTTGTACTTTCATTACTGTTGTTTACTCGATATATCAATGAGTGAAAAGATTCCAGATGAGGTTGTGCGAGGGTTACGTGGAATGTTATTTCGTGTTGGAAGTAAATAATGGACCTAGATACATTGAAATCATATATGCCTGAAGGGTCTACCTGGATATATGTCCTTGCATTTATTGTTGGCGGTGTAATTGTTTGGGCTATTTCAACAACTGTTTATCATGCAGTTACACCTTCTTCAGTTCAAGCAACGGCAACGGCATTATCTACATTCGGTGCATATGAGAAGGTAACAAAGTTGGCTCCATTGGGTTGTCCTACAACTCCCGCAAATATGAGATTATGTGATTATTATGCTGCATCTTCATCTTATTCATTATATCCTGGAGCTAAGGTTTATGATTATGTTTCAGACTCAATCTTACCTCTCGTTATAAAATCTGGCCCTCGTCTTGTAGAATTAGATATTTACGATGATGGTTCCGGTAAACCCGTGGTTGGATTAAAGAATCAGAAACTAGGAACAGACTATGCATACAATACCGTCCCATTTGAAGCGTGTTGTGTTAGTATAGCAAACAACGCGTTCAATAGTGTAAGCTGTCCAGTATCATCTGACCCCTTTATGCTGAGTTTGGTCTTTCATACAAATAAGTCAACAACGATTAATGCATGTGCTGAAATTTTGAAGACAACGTGTCGTAGTCACATGTTAGATAGTACATACAGTTACCAACGTAAGAATCTAGCAGTAGAACCAATTTGTAATCTACAGCGCAAGATGATCATTGTAAGTGGTGGTGTCATGAAAGGAACATTAATGGAAGAATTAGTCAACTTATCATGGTCAACATCTCACTTGCGTCGTTTGACATACATGGAAGCATCCCAAACATACGACCACGAAGAGCTAATTAAGCACAATCGCAATGCAATTACCATGGTAGTCCCTGATATTGGTTCCGATTTAACAAACTATAATCCTCAAATTTTGTTCACGTACGGTTGCCAGTGGATTATGATGAACTATGGGTCAGTCGATAGTATGATGGAGTTATATATTGGAGAATTTCAGGAGAATAGTTTAGTCCTCAAACCGGAGGCATTACGTGAACTTGTTCCTAAAAAATACAAAACTCCTGTTCAGCCAGACCCCGCGGTTTCTTTCCAACCAATGCAAAAAATTTCACCAATCTATAACATCACTATATAAAAACTCTATTCTACAATATAAAAATGGCAAACAAGTGGCTCGCTCACGTGAAGAAGACGATGAAGACGATGAAGCACCGTGGTCAGTACAAGAAGGGTGATGGTCTAAAGAAGGTGATTATGGAGGCCAAAAAGACGTACCACAAGTCAGCTTCGCCTGCCCCTACTAAGACTCGTCGTCGTCGCCACCATTAAAAAATTCAGTATGCTTAACATATAAAGACAAATGGGTGGTGGTCTATTACAGCTCGTCGCCTGTGGCGCCCAAGATGCATACCTCAGTGGCAATCCGCAAATTACGTTTTGGAAGGGTCTCTTCAAGCGCCACACGAACTTCGCTATGGAGCCGTTCCGCATCAATTTTTCTGGTCAGCCTAACTGGGGCACTAAGCAGAGTGCTATCATCGGTCGTCATGCCGACCTTCTCTACTCGACATATCTCGAGGTCGTTCTACCTTATAATGGCACAGACGGTGAACCTTATTCCTGGAACAATGAGATGGGCCGTTTAGGGTACAACTTAATCAAGTATGCTGAACTAGAGATCGGTGGTCAGCTAATCGACCGTCTATATGGCGAGTGGATGTTCCTTTGGGAGTGTCTAACGACAGATGTGTCTGCCTCTCTCAAGGCTGGTAGCATGGTGGGTGTATCTGGAAAGCCCAATGGTAGTACGAGACTAACTGATTCTATCGGTTGTGGTGCCGGTGGTGAAAACAACTCGTCCCGTCCTGCATTACCCAACGTTCTATATGTTCCTCTTTCATTCTTCTATACCCGTAACCCCGGTGCAGCTCTTCCTCTAATTGCTCTACAGTATCACGAGGTTAAGATTAACATCCTATGGAATGACACGAAGACGATTGCTGGTGATTTCACAAAGGCCAATCTAACTCCCAGCGCTACCCAGGCTGCTATCTATATTGATTACATCTATCTAGATACAGAAGAGCGTCGTCGTATGGCTCAGGAGTCGCACGAGTACCTCATTGAGCAGACCCAGTTCAACGAGGATGTCGGTCTAACGTCTTACAACAATCGTGTTGACCTAACGTTCAATCACCCGGTTAAGGAGCTTGTATGGGTCGTCCAGCCGTCCGAGTACACCAACTGCAAGGGGCCCCAGGGCTTACGCTTAGATCATGATTTTGATCTGGGTGAAGATGATCACCCTCGTCTACAGCCGTTCACGTATGATGTACCGGCTGTTTACAAGCAGTGGATTCAGATCAATGGCCAGGATCGTATGGATTACCGCTATGGCGACTACTTCAATAAGGTCCAGCCGTTCCAGCACCACACGGGTAGCTTCCGTTCATTTCACGATTACTTTCTTGGACTAGTCAATGATGCTCGTGATGGAAATGGCGCTGGTCAGCAGC